GGGCCGGGACTCGCGCTTTTTGGCTAGTTTTTGAACATTTTCCGACTTGCCATATAGCCTTATTGAGAATTAAAAAGTCCTATAGCCTTTTCTTGTCTTACCAGGCACGACCCTATATACAGGGGGAAGTCCTAAAAAGGCCATACGGTTGACACTCCCGTGACAGTCGTTTAGTTTTTTCTTATGATCCCTTACAGATAAAAGGCTTACAGCGTGGCAATTGCAACACCAAGCAAGATTGAAATGTGGCCAGTGGCACGGCTTGTTCCTTATGAAAACAACGCTCGCACTCATTCACCGGAGCAAGTGGAAAAAGTAGCAGCCTCTATCGTTTCTTATGGTTTCAATGTACCAATATTGGTCGATACAAAAGATGGAATTATTGCCGGACATTGCCGGCTAATGGCAGCAAAAGAACTTCAACTAGAAGAAGTTCCAGTGATAAAGCTTGATCATTTAACAGAAAAGAAAAAGCGAGCTTATATCTTGGCAGACAACAGACTGACCGAACTTGGTGGTTGGGATGAGGAATTGCTGGCTGATGAACTGTTGGTATTAAAAGAAGACGGTGAAGATCTAGACGCTATTGGATGGACTGACGAAGAAATGGAAGAGATGATGGAATCCATTGAGATGTTAGACACAGTAGATCCAGAGGTAGAAGTTGATGCTGTCCCGGAGGTTCCGGTTGATCCGGTATCAAAACCCGGTGATGTTTGGAAGCTTGGTAGGCATCGAGTTATGTGTGGCGATAGTACGAATGTTCAACATGTAGAGAAATTGATGGCTGGAAAAAAAGCAGCTTTACTTCATGCTGATCCGCCTTATGGAATGGGTAAAGAATCTGATGGTGTTGCTAACGACAATTTATACCAGGAAAAATTAGATCAATTTCAAATGGAATGGTGGGCAACGTTCCGTACTTTTATTGACGATAACGCTAGTGCATATATCTGGGGCAACGCTCCAGACTTATGGAGATTGTGGTGGAAAGGTGGGCTTGGTGATTCTGAGAAGATGGAAATGAGAAACCAAATCGTCTGGGATAAAAAGACTATCCCTGGTATGAAGTCCGATCTTATGACCCAATATCCAATGGCGACAGAGCACTGTCTTTTCTTTCAGATTGGGGAACAATTTATAGGAAATATAAATTCAGTTGATTTTCCAGAACAATGGGAACCTTTAAGGTCTTATCTTGAATCACAAGCCAAGGCAGCATCAATAGGGCCGTCAGATATTAAAAGGATATGCGAGTGCCAGATGTATTCCCATTGGTTTACTAAATCTCAATTCACTCTTATTTCAAAAAAACACTATGAGATTTTGGGAAAAACTTTTCCTGGTTTATTTCAAAGACCATGGGAAAGTTTAAAAAAAGAATGGGATCAAGTTAGAGGTACGGGGCGAGACATTATTAACGACAAGCTAGGCATCACTCGTTCTTATTTTAATAATGCTCATGACATCATGAGGGATGTTTGGGAATTTGGGCGTGTACAAGGAGAGGAACGTCATGGTCACGCAACGCCAAAACCTGTAGATATGATGCAGCGGATTATGTTTTCAAGCTTGCCGCAAAAAGGGCTATGCGTTGAACCATTTGGAGGATCTGGAAGCACATTGATCGCTGCTCATTTATCTAAGAGGGTTTGCTATTCCATGGAATTACAACCTGAATATGTTGATGTAATAGTTAAGCGTTGGGAAAATTTGACCGGCCTTAAGGCTGAGCTGGAGAACTGATGTGGGAGTTTCAATTAGACAATATGCAAAAGAAAGGGGTTGCTCTCACGAGGCAGTAAGGAGAGCAATAGCAGCAGGCCGTTTAAAAAAAGCAGTTACAAAGAAAGGCCGGAATTATGACATTGATATTGCAAAAGCAAATCAAGAATGGGAATTACATACAGACGATACAAAGCAAAACAATATGGGAACACAAACGACAATCAAGAGTCCATCCTTGACTCAAGCAAGAGCGGTTAGGGAAATGTATGCAGCAAGATTGACGCAATTAGAATTTGAAGAAAAGAGTGGATTACTTTGCAAGGTGGCGGACGTTAAGTTGGAATATTTTCAAAAGACCAGAATTGCTAGGGATTCTTTATTGAATGTTCCGGTCAGAGTTGTATCTGAACTTGGAGGATTGGTGGGAGATATAACAGATCAACAAAGACACGATATTTTGCAACTATTAACCAAAGAAATGAATGCAGCTCTAGAGCAATTAGCGGAGGCAGATCATGGCATTAGCTAAAGGAAAACAAGTTCTAAGAGACACATGGATTGAAGGTTTCAAACCTGATCCATTGCTTACGGTTTCTGAGTGGAGTGCTCGATATAGATTTCTTTCAACCAAGGCTAGTGCGGAACCTGGGCTCTGGCGCAATGAACGGACTCCGTACTTGGTTGACATAATGAATTCGCTATCGCCAAGTAGTCCTTGTGAAAAAGTTGTATTTATGAAGGGTGCTCAGATTGGTGGGACTGAATGTTTGAATAATTTCGTCGGGGCTTGTATTGATAATTTCCCTGGCCCTTTTCTTTTGGTGAATCCAACTCAAGATATGGCTAAGCGAAATTCAAAGACTCGTATCGCTCCATTGATTGAAGAATGTCCACAATTAAGAAAAAAAGTAAGAGAAGCTAAAAGTAGAGACTCAGGAAACAGCATCCTCCAGAAAGAATTTTTAGGAGGCATATTGGTTTTAGTTGGGGCAAACTCAGCATCCGGTCTCCGGTCTATGCCGGCAAAATACTTGGGCCTTGATGAATGTGATGCTTACCCAGGAGATCTAGAAGGTGAGGGATGCCCTTGCCAATTGGCTGAAGCAAGAACACGAACATTTAGTAAAAGAAAAATTTTTTATTGTTCCACTCCAACTTTTGCCGGAAGAAGCCGGGTAGAGCGTGAATACCTTGAATCAAACATGTCTCTTTTCCATGTACCTTGTCCCAACTGTGGAGAATTTATTCCAATTGAGTGGGAATCAATGCGATGGGATAAAAACTTAGAATGGGTTAAATGTGCGTGTCCAGAATGCGGTGAGTTATTTGAAGAGCATCACAAAGCAAAAATTTTAGGACAAGGAAAGTGGATTGCTCGAAACCCAGAATCAAACGTCCATGGATATCAGCTTTCTAGTCTTTACAGTCCATTGGGTTGGTTCAGTTGGCCGCAAGCAGTCAAGATGCACTTGGCAGCAAAATCGGATGAAGAAAAAAAAGTTTTTACAAATACAGTTCTAGGTCGAACGTTTGCGGATGCTTTTGATGTTCCAGATTGGGAAGAGTTATATAGCCGTCGAGAAAACTATCAGATTGGAACAATACCAGACCAAAAGATTGCTGTTTTAGTTGCCGGGGCTGACGTACAAAAAGACAGAATCGAGATGGAGGTGGTTGGCTTTTGTCCCAACATGGAAAGTTATTCAATCGATCATCAAGTTATTTATGGGAACACCGCAGAAGATGAGGTTTGGATTGAATTATCAAAACGAATTAGATATATCTATCCAACTAGCTGCGATGGAAAAGACATGGCCATCCGTATGGTTGCTATTGATTCAGGGTTTAGAACTCAAGAAGTTTACAGATGGGTAAGGGGAGAAAATCAGGCTCAGGTTATTTGCATAAAAGGAAGAGAAACACAATCGACAGTAATTGGCCCTTCAAGTTCAGTAGATGTCACGAGAAGAGGAAAGACATGGAAAGCCGGGGTGAGGGTGTGGCCTGTTGGAACTTCAGTTACTAAGTCGGAATTGTATGGATGGTTAAAAAGAAAAAAACCATTAGACGAAGACGATGAGTTGCCATTTGGGTGGGCTCATTTCCCAGAATGGCCAGAGGAATATTTCAGACAATTATGTGCCGAGCAATTAGTGACTAGGGTGGTGAGAGGATACCAAAAATTTCAATGGGAAAAAATTCGTGATAGAAACGAGATATTGGATTTGCGGGTTTATGCTCGCGCCTGTGTTACTGCTCTTGGTTGCGACCGTTGGGACGAAAAACGATGGCTCAGAGAATCCAGTAAAGTAAATCCAATATCAGAAAAAAAAGCACCAACTTCTGAAAAAGGTTTAAAGAGACGTAGAGGTTCTTTCTTAAAGCGTTAGACTATAAAAAGTTAGAGGCTTGGCGTGGCATCATCTTTATTTACACAGGCAGGATTGGACGCACTAGAGGAGAATATTGCTGCCGGACATTTAGAAGTTGAATATGACAATAAAAGGGTAAGGTATAGAACTTTGTCTGAGATGATGCAAATTAGAGATCTAATCAAAAGACGACTTGGAGGAAAGACTACTCGTAGAGTTGTTCAATACTCAAATGGAATCAAATGACAAAGACACCATCACAAAATGCGGTAGATAAATTAATTGGGGTTGTTCACCCATCCGAAGCTTTAAAACGCCAAAAAGCAAGGATGGCATTGCATCAACTGAGAAGGTTTGATGGTGCCGGAGGTGGCCGCCGGACTGATGGGTGGACAAGTGCAACATCATCTAGTGCGGATGCTGTCAACGGACCTGACCTTGCAAAGATGCGAGATCGTTCCAGAGATTTAACAAGAAACAGTCCTTATGCTTCAAGAGCTGTTTCTACGATTTGTTCTAATACAGTTGGAACCGGAATACTTCCTCGGATTAGTAGTAGGCGTTCAAAGGTTAGGCAATCCAGAATTACAGAGCTCTTCAATGATTGGGCAACAGATCCAAGTCAAATAGATTGGGAATCAAGAAATGATTTTTATGGGTTACAAAATTTAGTCCTTAGGACTGTTGTAGAAAGTGGAGAATGTCTAATCCGTCGTAGGACTGTTGTAGATAATGATGCCATCCCCTTAAGACTACAAGTGCTGGAACCAGATTTTTTAGATACGGGGAGAGATGGATCGCTACCAACTGGATATATAAAACAAGGCATCGAATTTAATCGAGAAGGCCAAAGAGTTGCATATTGGGTTTTTGAAACCCACCCAGGAGAGTCATCTATTTCAGCAATTGGTGGGCTAGGGAAATCAAACAGAATTGATGCAAAAGAGATTTTGCATATTTACCGGCAAGAAAGACCCGGAGCAAGCCGGGGAATCCCCTGGTCGCATTCTGTAATTATCAAGTTGAGAGATTTTGAAGATTATTCCGACGCTCAATTGTTAAAACAAAAAATCTCAGCATGTTTCGCTGGTTTTGTTGTTGAACCAGAAAGTCCAGACGCAGCTTTAGAAGGTGATTTAATTGAGTCTCTAGAGCCTGGTTTGCTTGAAGTCTTGCCACCTGGGAAAGATATTAAATTTGCAAATCCACCAAGCACGGCTGAATATGATAAATTCACTCGTTCAATTTTGTTGCAAATTGCCAGTGGATATGGAATAACTTATGAATCATTAACGAGTGATTTGTCAGCTACGAATTTTTCATCCGCCCGGCTTGGCTGGCTAGAGTTTTATCGAAATATTGAGACATGGCGTTGGCAGATGTTGATTCCGCAATTTTTAACTCCTACATGGAGGTGGTTTAAAAATGCTGCAGAAATAGGAGGAATTCAAGTTGGAGATGTAAAGATAGAATGGACTCCACCTAGACGAGAATTAATTGATCCATCAACAGAAATCGAAGCAACAATAAAACAAGTCAGAGCAGGATTGCTTTCATTGCCAAAAGCTTTGAGGCAGTTCGGCTATGATCCTGAGGAGATCATGGCCGAGATCGGGGAAAGTAATGACAGGCTTGATGGCTTGAAATTGATTCTTGATTCTGATCCTCGCCAAACGGCTCATAATGGGGCAACCCAAAAAGCCGAATCCTCAGAGGACTCGTCTACTGAAGAATCTCAAATTAATTGATATTATTCTTTTGTAGGCGATAACATGAAAACGCAACCCAACAAAAACTC